GAAAAGCGGATTTTTGCATAAGCACGCTTTTTCTCATCGTCTAGATAAGCCCGCTCAACAACACCAAGAACTTTGTCTGGGTCGTGATTGAAAAGGAACGGAGCGCCATCATTTAGACGCATGAAATCAGGTGCGCCATCTTCATGGCTGAGTACTTCGTTGCCGAAATACCGTTTTACCGGATATTCCGAACTGAAAGGAAACTCAAAAGTCCGATCATCCAAATTACGGATTTCAGACGTTTCGGCACGCTGCATTAGCTCGCCGAGCATGTCGCGAGTTGCCATTAACTCAGGTTCAACCTCACGGATTGGATCAATCTTGGTGAGTGTGCTGAAGCGATGCCCAACACGAGTTTCGGTCTTCTCTCCGTCTCGGTAAAGACAGATCAAAGCAGCAGGATCTTCTGCGGTGCCGTTGATTGTGAAATCTGAGTCAGGAACATCGATGCTTCCATCGCGTTCAATCTCTTCAATCAAACCGTTCGCACGACCACCAGAGCTATTCCAGGAAACATAATCTCCCACTTTTAGCTCATCTGGTGCAGCTCTTTGAGTGTCAGGTTCCATAGCTTTGGTGGTGATGGTGTCTTCGGATTGGGATGTTTTGCTCCCATTATGCCCATTTTCATGGGCACGCTCTCTGGCCTTTTTTATTCTCTCAGCGCGTGCGTCTGACCACGACTTGCCTGGATCGCCTCCCCAAGCCGCCCATGCAACTCGACCATTGCTTGGATATCCATCTTCTCCAGGGCTATATCCCTGTCCTTGCTTATCAACTAAATGCCTCGCAAACCAAGCTGACATTGTGATAACAGTGTCAGCAGACAGCTCATTGCCGCTAAGGATTTGAGTTGCTCTGGTTCGAGCAACATCAGTTCCACCTCCTTCTCCATCAGCTTTCCAGTCGCGATAACGCTGAGCTTCTTCCCTCATGCCTTCATTAGGCATAAGGTCGATTTCAACTCCGTTTACGTTTGCCATTACCGCGCTTACGTGTGGGCTCTACTGATTCAAGCAAGTCAAGCTGCACAGTTTCGTCTGTTAGATCAAGATCCTTGTCCAACTTCACCCCTGCCTCGGCTGCAAGCTCTTGCTCTCGCGCTAATTCATTGATGTTGTCGTCATAATCACCGCCCGAATAAGCAATGATCTGGGCCTTAGTCATATATCCAGCTTGTTCCGCTTCGCGGTAAGCCCTTACTTCTTTCAGCGGATCAACCCAGCTCCAACCGCGAGACATCCAACGTGGACGGTCATAACGCTCAGGACGCAGCTCAAAATCTGCAAATTGCAGCTCTCCAGATAGAACTGAAAGATTCAGCCACTCGCGATAAACGCGCATGTGGAATGTGTCCACCAGATACTTCTGCACCACACGCCAATGCTCACGATCCTCAAGCAAGCTCAAACGGCTGCTGCTGTAGTTGGTGTCGCTGAAATCACGAGACAATGTCTCATAAGAACAACCAAAACCTGACGCAAAGCGCCTGACCTTGTTTTTGACAAACATCTCAAACTGTTGGTCTGGCGAATCAATGCTGGGAACATTCACCGTCTCGCCAGGAGACAGATATTTAAAGGTTCCCGGCTCAAACTCACTGATCCGCTGGTTGTTCTCAACGTCATCAGCAATCAATTCACCTTCGTTATTGGTGATGAAGCCCATAATGCTTGCGCCAGCACGAGCGCGGATTACTGCAGCTTCCTCGTAACCCTGCAGTTGATGTGCATCCGCCATCACGCTATGGAACCAAGGCACACCTCTGTTTTGACCAGGGCGATCCGGCATAAACAGATGAATTACATCATCAGCAGGCAAGAAAATATGCTTTCGGTTTGGATCTGGCGTTCCTTGGAACCAAGTGTCACCAGGATGGCGCGTCAAAATTGCATAACGAACAGGACGACCCCATTCATTGACCTCTACGCCATTACGCCATTCATTCTTCTTCGCAAGCGTTCCGCCTTCGTAAGCCTCATCTAAAAGGTCACTTTCCAGCATTTGCAGCGCTAAAGGCACCTTAGATCCACCAAATGGTTGTCTAATAATGCGAAAAAGGGCTTCCCCTGCTTCGCACATCGCGCCAACAGCAAGCCACTCAAATTCATGGAAGCTATATCGGCCTGCACAGTCGCAATGAACTGCACGACTCCAAACTTCCCATTTGGACTCAATTTCCTTATTTATCCTGTTGTCGCGCTTCGTTCCCCTTAACTGCAAAACCTGTGATTGCAGCGTGACCCCAGTGCCAATCACATTGATCTGTGTTGTGCGCTTCGCTTGCCTTGCGTACGGATTATTCCGCACCATTTCGCGTGAACGATCACGCAGCCTGCGTAAATTCGTTCTGATCTCAGCGTCAGCACTGGCTTGAGTCGACATCCAATCGGATGTCAGCCTTGACACCATCGCGCCGTTATACCCCCGACGAGAAATTCGAGCTGGGTTTGGCTTGCCAAATCCCAAGAAACCCATGACGCGAGTGCGAATACCCATGATCAGTTGAACCTCACGAACATGTTGCGTGGATTGCCAAGGCCGTTGGCCATAAGCTCAGCCTGCTCTTCACGTTTTACTTCTGCCTTATATCGAGCCTCTAGCTGAATTAGATCAGGCAAGTCGTATCGCTTCAAGTTGCGATTGCCAATCTTGTATTCCTGTACTGCTCCACCTGCAATCAAAGTGCGAATCGCAAGCTGAATCGCTTCAAGATCTTTCTTGACCTGCGATCTGCCGTCATACGCACCAGGACCACTGGTGTAAGCAAGGTTGTCTTCAACCGTTAATGATCCATACCCCAGAGTCAAAGTCTCTGATCCTTTGGTGGCAACTGCCTGCCAATACCAAGTGCCAGAGTCGAAATTTGTACTCTCAGCAGCTGTAATCGTAAATTCCCAGCCCGTACCGAATGCGCTGCCAGTAGAAGTAAGAGCCTCGTTGCCCTTGTTAAACCTCAAGTAATACTTGAGAGTCCATTCATCACTTTTGACCTCGTTGCCGAAAACATCCGTAGCGGAGTCATCTCTCCACTTAACGGTGTCGCCAGCCCTAATCTCGCTTGGGATGTTCACGGGACTACCAGCTTTGGACGAAATTACGGCGTTTAGGCCGTTTTTGCTGCTTAGATCCTAGCTGAGCTGCCTGTTTAGGCTCATTACGCTTTTCAAACTGATCCCAGATGCTTCTGCGATCAAATTTCTGATAAAGACGGTGCAATGCGGCATATGCATAGACCATTTCGTCCAATGCTTCGTTTGGACTTTGACTTTTCTTGACCCAAACCCTCTCAGGGAATCCATTCCTATATCTCAACACCTGTCGCTCAGCTGTTAGCTCCGAGAAGTAATCAGGGCCGACTGTCGGATAAAAATGCAGGTATCCAGGGCCTGGATCGTTGTGCTTCAACCTTCCAAACAAAAGTGACTTCACTCCATCGACGCCAACTGGGAATAATTGAGCGCCATTCTTCATCGCTCTGCCTTTGAAGTTGATATCAACCTTGCTTGGCTTACCTAATGGTGGCTTGCCCTTCTGGCCCATACCTTTGATCGCAATCACTCCCATCGCTGCACGTTCTCGCGAATATCCATACACCTCTTGGGTGTGATGACCACCAGAGTCAATGCAGCAAACCTCAATATTCAGACTTCTGCCATCCTCCGTCTCATACGGGTTCTGCAGCACCTCATCTAACTGAGCCCATACTTCCGGTCTTGACGGTGATCCATGCAAAACAACTCGATCAACCAGATAAGCCTCTTCATCCCTTGCCCATCCCCAGACTGACAAACTCAATCTGTCGTCCTGGCAGTCACATCCGCAAGTAAGCAGTAACACTTCTGCAGGAGGAGACTCATGTCTGTATTTCTCCTCAGCAGCTCTTTCCATCAAAGACTCGCCACTAATTTTGCTCGCGTACTCGTCTTCCCATACCTCTCCCAAGATCGTGTTCACCCACGTCTTTAGCTGCTCTGCGTCGTGTTTTGCATCTAAAAATTCCTCAACCAAGTTCGACCACGCAGCATTTGGCGAATAGCTATACGCAGCCCAGATATGAAAGCCAACATGCTTGCCATTGAAATCTGAAGTTCCTCTCCACTCACCACGCTCAACCATCCAACGCTTCTTTGAATGCGGGATGAAAACCCCACACTTTTCACAGCAGTAAGCCGCCGTTGATGGGTCACCATCTGTCCACCTGATATTTGCCCACCGCAAATACTGCATATGACCGCAGTCAGGACACGGCACGTAGTAACGCCTCATGTCTGACTGGCTGTACATCCGCTCAATTCGACTGAAGTCTTTAACCGTCGGTGTAGAGCCAGAAACAATCTTCCGGTTCCAGTAGTACTCAGTACGCCTGATGCCCAGCTTGATCTGGTCACCCTCAGCGCCAGCCGAAGGTGGGTAGCCATCAACCTCATCAAAAAGCACAATCCGCCTGCTCACACGACGGAATCCCCTTGGTGAATTTGCCCCCACAAGGCTCAATGTCCCGCCAGGAAATTGCTTTTGCATGATCGTGTTGGCGCCATCTTTAGCCTTCGCCTCACTAACAAGCCCCTTTAAGCACGGCGTATCTCTCAACATCGGAGCGATCTCTTCCTTCGAGTAACCCTGAGCGTCCTCAATTGTCGGCTGCACCAACATGATCGGAGCCGGATCTTGGTGGACGTGATACCCAATCACATGGTTCAAAATCTTCGAGTAGCCAACCCTGGCTGACTTCATCACCGTCACCTGTTCAACAGTTGGATCGGTGATCGCATCCATAATCCCCTTCTGGTAAGGCAGCGTTCTCCATCGCCCACCCTCAGCACTTGATTCAGCACTAAGGAACGCATAATTATCAGCCCACTCACTAAGACTCAGTTTTTCTGGCGGCTTGAAAGCTAAAAGTGCAGCCCTGCCGATGCTATTGATATCGCTCATTACACAGCCTCCGAAGCAAGGTCTTCAAGCGTTTCTCGCACGATGTCCTCCAATGTCACCATTGCGCCAGCATCAAGATCGGGGATTCGTTGTTTTGCCTTGCTCGGAATACCAAGCGTCTTGGTTCTAGCCAAGGTGATGATTTCAATCCACTTCGCCTCCACATCTGCCGCTGGGACTAACAATCCTTCCTTCTGCTTCCTGTCCAGCTCTAGCAACTCAGCCTTTAGGTGCTCAGTTCTTGCTCTGCTTTCGTCGTAATCAGGGATGTACTCCTGCGTTTTAGTCATGCGCCCAGCTGTGGACGTTTTCCGATGCTTCTGCTCAAGCTCTTCTGGATTTACTTGTGACGCCTTCTCATGCGCGGTAGTCTTACGGGTTTGCGTGTTTTTTCGATAGTCCTCAGCGAGTGTGGATGTATCGATACGTTTATTTCCTTTTGTATCTAAGACAATCCGCAGTCGCCCATGCCTGACGGCCTGGTGAATAGCTGGTGCTGAGACTCCAAGGATTCGTGCTGCTTCGGCTTGAGTTACTAGTGCCATTCGGCGTTTATAAGAAAAATAAAATGTGCAATGTGTAAAAAGGCTTGAGTTGCTTTCCGAGTTAATTCATAACGAGATTGTAGATTATTAATTAACTCTTGGCGGCTGTGCCTAGAAAAATCGTGCGC